GGCCCGCACGCTAGAGAGGGCTACGGAAATTGGCCGGGGCTTCCGTACTCTGTGGTCATTGCCAGCCGCGTGCTACTGGACTTTTGTGTCTGGTTCGTCTTCACTAGGTGTCGACTCCTTAACGTCCTCAACCGTGCAAAAGCACCGTCCAAAAGACGTCGTTAGCTTAATGAGCAAACGCCGCATTATGCTCCCAACATCAATGGGGCAGCGCGAGCACCTAGGGCCAAAATTTGACCCGTGTGACTCACGATCGATCCACCGTAATTAACCGCTGCATGGTAATACTTCGGTAATCGGTTCACAATTTTCCCAATGGGTTCTCTGTGCTTCCAGATCCAGCCAGCAGCAGACGCCACCCAATGGGCAGCGGCTGCTAAAGCACCTTGGTGCTTGCCATTACCGTCGATTTCGACAGCGGTATGGCTAGGCGGGAGTAAGGAATGATCAAAGTCTGGCATCGGGGTGTCTGCAAACACACCAGCATGGTGATTGTCATACGATGAAGTAATGAGAAAGTCTTTGGACGACACTCGAGTCTCTGTGAAACCCTGAGCGCCATCCGTTTCGAAGATGGCCGCGAACTTGGCGATGATAGTGATCTTATTACTGAACGTAATTTGGAGCCGGGTCCATGCATTACCTTCAAAATCAAGCGCCTGGCGACGCATGAGTTGGTAAATGATGGCACCATGCCCCTGGTTACGTTCCATCCTGCGTTCATTGTCAACAAACTCGATTGGTGTCGCGTTACCGGCCTGGTTAGTACCAGAACCGGCCTGGTTCCATTGCGTGTAGGTGACAGTTCCACCGATAGAATCAGCAGGACTGGCATCCTCAAACGCAATACCAGCAGACACGAGACGAGCGCCAACTTCAGAAGAGTAGGTCTTCAAGGTGGTCCACGATACGCCGTCAGAATATTCCATAGCGCATTCATAGTCACCAGTGACATCGTCGTTCGACTTCCTAAAGGTGAGTACGATAGACTCGCAATTTGCAAGTGCAAGTTCATACCCAGCCTTCGATACGTGAGCCGTCAAGAACGAATCCGGAATCGGGACAGCGGGTGAGGCAAATGGGTTGGCCATAGCCGCCAAATACCGCGCCTGAGCTGCATGCCCAGTGTTGATAAATTCCAGACTGTTTGTGGGGGTACTTACGGGTCCCCCGTTCCTAGCATTGTTTTTCTTACTTATGTTATTCATTTTAACACAAGAGCGACAGCCAGCTAACAGCGTCTAGCAAGTCTAACCTAACTCGTTGTTCAAATTCACCTACAATCGCAGGATTGAAATCAAAAGCTCTACAATAACTCAAGAGACTTTGATTGGAATAATTGCCAGGAACAACCGGCAATTTCTCCAAGTCCCCTTGCTTCATCCAGTAAGCTAATCCTCCCTGTAACTCGCCCTCTAATCTATCCTTCCCCATGGCACTCAGAGCTTCGTAGAAAACTCCGACTAAGGGGCAAGCTGCGTACAGAGAGAGACCACACATGCCGACATCTTTCAAATAGTTGTCATAATGTGCTACGCCTCTAGTTGATATGGCTATCATATCCTTAAACACACTTATTGGTTTTCTAACCATCATCCATCCCATATCGAGATGAACTGGTTTCATCTGACAAAACTCAATATGCTCAACTAGGTAAACTGGTGGTTCAGCTACCATGTTGAACCCATAGGCGACAAAGAACAAGTCGAAACCATCCAAGAATCTTGGTAGTTCCTTCAAATCCATAATCGCTACTGAGTCATCCCCATTGTTAACCAATTTGAAACTTAGTCCTAAAACCTCCTTCCAATGTAGTAAAACGCTGGTCATCAAAATCACATTTCCAACAGATGTGTTCATATCACCGGACATCCTTCCAGTTGCTTTATATTCAAAATCGTAGGTATCACCTTTCCCCTTGCAATAATTCACAAGTTGGTGCCGAAGTAAGCCATGTAATTCGCTACTCCCAGGAAACAATCGCTTGTAAACTGAGTGCTCGAACAACAAAGCATGTTCCGACACATGTTGGTCAAACCTGCTAGCATCCAGCCCTACCGCAACTGGACAGGAAAATGACTCCCATTTCCTCACTATCTGCCGAGCCATCGCTGACAGAGTGCAATGTTTAAAAACTGTTTCTTCTCCCCATAGTGCATCTATACCCTTGTAAATGGCCAGTTCATTATGTTTATTTATGTACTGACCAAGGAGTATGTTGTACTTAGGCGATCGTGGTGAGATGATTCTAGGATCCTTATCCGAAGTCTGCACTAGTTCCCATTTTACAAAAATGTTAACATGTACATCCCTCGGGGAAAGTTTTCTATTATCCATCAATTCCTGAAGCGCTTCTGCGTAAACCTGGTATTTAGCCTTAGGTCTACTTTCCACAAACTCCTCAGGAGTGATTTTCTTCACTTTGACAACCTGAGCCAACCGCCTCCCGATGCTCCATATGTTACCATACCACACAGGCTGGAGCTTCTTACTAGGGAAGAATTCAGATTTCTCCAAATTACCCATAGGTTGAAGCTCAAGTTTC